CATTTTATTAGTAACTTTTGTACTTCGGGATTTCTCTCCCGATATTATTTAGGATCTTCTTTTAGTCCGTCCTTTAACATCTTAGCAAGGTCTGCTGTAGATCCAACAAACAATGCATTATTGACTGTTGATGGTCCCTTAACCTTTTCCTCTGCTTCAACGTCCTTGAGTTTCTTTTGCAGATCTAATAACTTATCTGTTGCATCAGCAACGTTTTTAATCAACTGACCAGCAACTTCATATGCTCTGGGCATCTCACTTTCTTGAGCAAGTTCAAGAACACCGTTAAGAGCTTCTTGTCCCTTTTCTATGATAGAGTAAAGATTACCTCTGGTATATTCATAATCTTTTTTTATATCATCGACACCTTCTTTGACTTTTTCAATTTTACTCTCAACAACCTCTGGTTTGATAACATCACCAGAGGTATTAAATGTGTCATTTAAATCGTCAAAGTTTTTTGTCATTTTCATCAGAACCCACCACTAAATCCAAAGTCATCTCCAACTTCAATCAATGCATTATCAGCAGCATTGATAATAAAGATTTCTTCTCCTACTAAGTGATCTGTAATGGTAGTTCCATCTTGACCTCTCTTTACGTTGAGTCTGTTTCCAGTTATCTTCGTGATGAAGATTTCCTCTCCATTAAGATCGACGTAAGTTTTTTCGGTAAGACCACTAGCATCGGCAACGTTGAATGCTGTTTTTGTTTTTGTAATATCCTCTGCCAGTGTTGTTGCTGCGTCTCCAGTGTAGTTCTTGATTGCTCTTGGTTCGACCGAATAAGTAACTTCTCTGGTAGAATTTGTAAGATCTGTACCTGTGAGGTAACTGACGGTAGCCTTTTTGATGATATCCTTGGTTGCAGCAGATGCGGGACCAAACAGATATGTTTTTGCAGTAAATCTTAAAGTGTAAAGAAGAACTCTTCTACTAGTAAAGTCCCCTTCGTAATCATCCTGCATGGTGATGTTTTCCAGGACAACAGGAATATCTCTCTTCTCTTGCAGTGCTTCAACCAGTTCTACGGTAACGTTATATGCGGGTTGAAAATATGGTAAAATCTGTTCTACAATCTGAAGTGCATCATCATTTAACTTACTCATGATGGCAAGTTCAAACTGCATATTATATGGAACTGGCATGTAAGACTTTTTAGTCTCAGTGCCGTCATTAGGATCCTTTACAGTAAAGGTTGATGTTGTAGTGACTTTTCTAGTAGGGTCATAAGTTAGTCCTGTAAACTCAAACGACATCCTTGGTAAGGTAATCGCAAATGGTTTATTCAAGTCTGGAGACTGTTCTATCCTTGCCAGAAACTTCTGAGTAGGACCATATGCCAGAGGGACCTTTACAACACTGACAGTATTGTCATCAGAGTCTTCATGCTTAATACTAATATTATTAAACAGAGTACCAAAAGATATGATGGTCCTCCTCAAAATTTCGTTGTAAAAATACTCAAACATTTTTAAAGTCCTACAATATCTTTATATTAAGATATTTTTATTTAGGGCATACCGAATGGGTTCTGCTCAGAGAAGTCAATAATAGCATCAGCTTCAGTTTCTATATTAATATTGTCAGCAAATCCGTCATCTGCAGGTTGTGCGTCTGCCACTCTCAATTCGTATGTTGCGCCAGATGTGGATCCTGTAATTGTTTCACCACGAGTAAATTCTCCACTTACTGTTCCTACTTCAAGAACATTCGTTTCAGAGTTCCATACTCTAACCCTTGCAGTTGTTCCACTAGAAGACCCTGTTACAATTTCGTTGAATAGGAATGTTCCAGACCCACTACTTTCTGGATCTGATAGTGTTATCTCTGGTGCAATTACATATCCATATCCAGAATCTAAAATATTGACACTTAAAACTGTTCCACCAGCACTTACTGTTGATATACCAGTTGCTGTAGATATTCCTGGGAATTCTATATAATTCTTTTCCGATACTTCGTTAGAAATTGTTACCGTTGGAGGACTCAGATAACCACCTCCACCAAATGTAACTGCAATACCAGTAACAACACCACAATTTGCTCTACCAAATTCAAACACGGAAGTTGCAATACCAACATTAGTGGCAGAGGCAGACATTGTTAATGTTCCAGATCCAATAGAAGAAACAAAAGTATCTGCAGGAATGAAGTTATACAGATCACTATATCCAACACCAAGTCTTACTCTGTCTCCAACAATAATGTTTGTTGTAGTGACACCTGTAATAACACTAGATCCAATACCGACTGTACCTTCTGTCTTAATAGATGTAGATCTGATAGTTGCGACTCCAAGTGCTCTAAAGTTTTCGTCTGCCCCTCCAGGTCCTGCAATGGTAACTGTTGGTGTGGTAAGATAACCAAATCCACTATTACCTATACTAATTGTACTAACTGTTCCAGCAGCAGAAACAGTGACTGTAGCAGTTGCTTGGACTGGAGATGGACTTCCACTAAAGGATATTGATGGTGTAACCGTATATCCGAGACCAATAGTTGCTCCAGTGCCAACACACCATGGATCTGTTGTACTATTAAATCCAACTGCTGTGACGATACCTGTTATTGGATGAATCGTTGCAATACCAACTGCAGTCTCAAGAGGAGTTACTGTTCCTATTCCAGTTCCTATCGTGACTGTAGGTGCCGTAGTGTATGCTCTACCAGTTGTTGAGAATGCAACAGAACTTGCATCTATGCTACTTCCAGCAAGTCCAACTGTTGCAACAGCAACACTAGTCCCTGGATGTGCAATAGTTACTGTTGGAACGCTAGTATAGAATCTACCACCAGTTGTTAATCCAAGAGTTTCTACAGTTCCTCCAGTTTGTGCAAGTTCATCAAGAGTCGCAGTTGCTTCTGCAGCATTTCCAGTTCCCGTTGGCAGTGAGAATGTAACTGTTGGTGCTGTTTTGTAGAACACACCACCAGTAGTCCCTCCTGGGAATAAGAAGGAAGATGCTCCTGTGCTAATTGGAGCAGAAGTAATACTGACTCCAGTACTAACTAAAGGAGAATCTAAAATTGCAGTTGCTGCTGCTCCAACGTGTTTTGGTGGAGTAATTGTAACCGTTGGTGCTGTCACATATCCTGATCCAGCAGTGTTTACAGTTACGATACCAACTCCCCCTGTGGTTGATATTCCAACTGTTGCTTCAGCTCCTGTGCCAGTGTTTGAGATAAATCGCACTCCTGGAACACTTGTATAACCAGATCCAGCATTTATTACTTGTACTTGTTGTACTGATTGTAGTTTTGGATTTGCATTTAAGTTGCAAACATTTATTCCACCAATCATGACTGCTGTTGCTATACCAGTCACTCCCCCACTAGGTGCTGAAGATATAGTTACTGTTGGTGGAGATGCATATCCACCACCTCTATTCGTTACTCTAATATATCTAATTCCACCATTTACAATACTTGCTAATGCTGTTGATGTTACTGCTGCTCCAACCAAAGTCAAAGTTTGAGTTGGACCCTGTATGACATTAATTCCATCGTCAGTTTGTCCGTCATAATCCTCACCTATGAGATTATTATCAATGTCATCTATGCCAGTTGCAATAACTTCATCTTCCAGACGGAAGAGTTCGCAATACAGTTCATAAACGTAAAGGTTTTGTAACTGATAATATGGTTTTGCATATTCAATATCTTTGATTTCATAAATTCTATCATCAAGAGGAAACCAAATAAGATCTCCACTTTTTGGTCTGGTAGATAGTTTTACATTCGACTGATCTTCAATTAATGGAGTGATATAGTTCTCAAATCTTTCTCTAGAAATAATAAGTCTTACTTCATCTTTGGATTCAATTCCAAACTTAGAAAGAATATTACCAGCACCAGAGTATTGATCGTAGTTATCTACATAAGCTTCAAGTGGGAGTGCCATGTCAAATTTTGATTGCACCACCTCTCTTATAATAGTATTTTCTGTCAAATATTTTCTGGGTAGATAAAAAATATCTACTCCATACATCCTTAGTTGTTCATTAATTAAATCCTGAACAAGGTTTTGTTCACCCCGAGTGCCCTGCGTAAAAAATGGATTTAACATGATATCAACCTATCATATCGTATGGAGGAAGTTCGTAAGTGTTAGACATTTGCTCCCTGATCACTTCCAAATCTCTCTGAGCATCGTCATAAATCTGACGACCGTTTAATTCAATTCCACCAGGTAATTTAACTCCTTGAAACTTCATCAAGTTTTGACCCCACTGTCTTTTAACAAGTGCGGTTACATATCTCTTCAAGAAAGAATCATTCCAAACTCTTGAATATGAATTTGGATCTACTAAACGATAACAATCAATAATAAGGAAATCATCTTTGGCAGCAGATCCCCAATCAAAATCTAAGTATAATCTATCTTGTCTTTGATTAAATCTAATAAATTTATCGGTACTTAATGCAAAATCAAGATCTTCAAGATAAGTCTTGGTCATTGCATAAGTTAATATTTCTGTCGATCCCCAATAGTAAATATCATTCAAAAATAGTTGATATTTAACACTGAACATGTTATTAGTTACAGTGTTTGTTCCATCAAATTTAAATACTTTAGTTATTCCAATGATCTCTGGTGGCACTTGAAGATAATTACTATTCTCTTCAAACGAAAAGGTTACCGAAGATCCATCAATAGTTGAAGATGCAGTTGTAGTTGTGATACCAGCAGCATTATCAGTACCACCTCGTGCTCTTCCTCTATCAATATCTTCTTGAGTTATTTTATATTTTAAAAACGTCTGAGTTACACCATCAAAGTGTCTCTCCTGAAAATACTGTAAGGCATCATCAACCAGATCATCTATTTGCTCATCGGCAACATTAATCTCAAGCACTGGGGCTCCCAGTTGCCTTTTGCAATAATTAATTAAATCTGTCCTACTTGCTGGTTGTGCCATTTATTCCACAAGTTTCCTAAGTGTATTTAGGTTCAAGAAGAAATCGTATTGTAAACATATGCATTTCCACGAACCAAAGGATATGTTGATGATCCAACTGTGACTAACACATCATAAACATATCTACCTTCTGTGAGATTGCCAGTTTCTGTGTCTGTCAAAGAAATTTTCATTACACCATCATATGCACTAGTGAACCCAACAGTAAACGTATCAGATGCACCAAGAGTTGCTCCAACGGCAATACTTTTTGATAATGCAGCTGCACCCGAATATCCTGTTAAATCGAAAGCAGAACTTGATGTCGTTTTAACATTAAATGTGGTAGAAAAATCTGTTCCCCCATATATTGTCAAATTAGCACCGTATGGAACCCCGGAGTCTGGATCGAAAGTAATATTTTTAGATGGCATCTGGAAGTCCTATTACCGACATTGTTTCTTGTTGTTTATAATAAAGTTTGCAAAATGATTTTGCAATATTCTTAAGAATATCACGGTCATCACAATTATCTATATCTTTTGCAATCTGTTGATATGCAAACATCTTTGACAAATTTTTCAACTCTATGCTATCAGGATCCATGTAATAACTCCTTTAGTAATGACTTGATTTCATTTAGTTCACTCTTCACATTAGCAAGATCTTCCTCCATTGTCTGTACTTTCTGATTCTTTTCAGATTTCACGTCACGAGTTGAAAGATATTGAGAATACTCCAAACTATTTACATTGATGATTGCGTTAGTCTCAGGATCTCTTGCGAGATCCTTATGACCCTCCATTCCGTAAAATTCCATATTATGCTAATGCAATAACTCTAAGTTCTTTGACTCTTGGAACAAAAGATTGTGAAGTAGAAGTCAATGCAAGTTTGATTCTATAAGTTCTAAAAGAAGGAAGATTTTCTGCAGTGAAAGTATATTCAGTATAAGAAAGATTTTCACTCGCAAAAGCTAGTGTTGAATCTTTCTGGACATATCTGTCAGATCTTCCATCACTATCTTCTTGTGCAATAACTTGTCCTCTTGAATTCAAATTCAAATAACCAGGGAAAGGTGTAAATACAGGATTTTGTCCAGGTTTTTTGTTAACCGCATAGAATGCTCTAATATCAGATTGCTCATTGACATAAGCAGAAAGAATAATCTTAATTGAAGATGCTGGATTTTCAAGAGCAATCTCTTTAGAAATATACTGACATCCAGTTGGATCTTCAACAATTCCATTAACCCTAGGATCTGTAGCATAATTTGTAATTACACTATTCACTCTGTTAGATGTAAGAATAGCACTTACTCTTTGAGCATCAATGACAGGAGTTAATCTACTATCAACACTGTTGAGGAACAATCTCATCTGCATTGACTTATTACCAACAATGTCGGTAAGGTTAGCATCCTCGTTTACCTTAGATGCAATCATTCTCGGAGTATCAAAATAGTTCTTTTGATTAATAGTAATATCTTCAAATCCAGCATCGACAAATGGTATTTCATTTCCACTGAAACTCTTACTAGTAACAGTTCTTACTTCACCAGTAACAGTTGTTCCCTTGACAGAAAGATTTTGAACAGATGGTGTAATAATTTCAAATGGCATGTTTTGAGTTGCTTTTACACCAATACCTGCAGTAGACTTAGTAGAACCAATGTAGAGTTTTGGATATCCAACATCAGTACTTCTATCAGTTCCTGTCGCAGAACTTGTGTCAATTTTAACTTGATAAGAATCAAAAGTGAACGGATCTAAGTTAGTTACATTGGACAAATCATGCGTGGTGTTAATTCTATTCAAATTAATTCCATTCAATTCATACTTATAAACCGGAGTTCCAACTGGATATGTCTTAGGATCAGTTCCTCTAACAATATCTCCACCAATAGTGTTTCCAGTTACATCAGTGTATGTAATGATCTCATCTCCAATTTGCAGATAACCAACATTAGTTGTTCCAACTCCAACATTTTCAAAAGTAGAGAAGGAAGATGCAGCAGCAACTGCGATTCCTCCAGTTGATGTAGAATCATATTGCACAGTAAGTGTTGTTGGTTTAATATCAGTCTTAGCACCCTCAATACGAACTGAGTTATCACTAAAGTACATTCCATGATTTTGATGATCTACTGTAAAGTGCAGTCCATCACTATCAACATTAATTGAAGAAATTTGTACATCTCCACCAGTTCCAAGACCAGCTGCACCTGAAGAGTTAAGTTCTGTAGTAATACCAGAACTATTGACGAACATCAGTGTTTTTGCAGCACCAACAACAAATTCACCTTGTACATTATTGAAGATCAATTCATTTGTAATTCCAATACCAGCAATAGTCAACCTTACATTTTTACCAATAGATGCTGCTCCAATAGTGTCAATTCCCACAACATCACCAACTTGATAACCAGAACCACCTGCATTATCAATAGTTGCACCAGAAGCAACGATGCTACCGTTTCTGACAGTAATATCAGCAGTTGCTCCTCTTCCATGACCAGTTAATGTAACAAGGTTAACTCCACTAAATGTCTGTCCACCATCAGTAGGAGTGAGTCCAATACCTGCATTACTAATGGAAAGGTTGCCAACTGCCGATCCAGCAGTTCCTACCAAGTCTCCAGAAGCATTTGTTGTCTGTTGAGTAAACGTATTGCCAATCTCATATGAGTCTGCAACAGTAGTTCCAAGACCAACTCTAATCTGTCTTGAATTCATAACCAGAGGATCTGGGAGAAGTTTTGCTATTTGTGCATTACCCTCTGTTAATTCTGGACTATAGAATTCAACACTTCCACTTTCAAGGAAGTCTGCTCTGTAAAGAGTAAACTTAAGATCTTCCCACTGACTTGGTTCCCATGTAGAAGCATTTTGAGACTTAAACAAAGATCCAAGATATGGTTGGTTTGAAATGAATGTATCAGTTAAAAGATCATTCTCACCAATTCTAGAAATATAGACACTATATTTGGTTGAGTTAGATGCTAAACAGATAGCATACTCAGTTCCACCTTCACAATAAACAGGTGCCTTAAATTGAATATTTGTTGCGATTGATCCATCAGATGATGTTTGAATCTCATCTGGGTCAAGAACAACTTCAGAGAAAGGCAGAACTTTTGCAGATGGAGAACCATTAATCATGGTTCTTAACTGGAATACGACTGGAACATCCATGTCGTCCTTACTTCTGAAGAAGACATCGCAACTTGTTAAGAAACATCCAGTGTCGTCTTGAACAAGGAAGGATTGTGCAAGAGGATCATACCATCCAACTACTGTTTGCTGAACAGGAACTCCCTCAGTAACAACTCTTGTTCCAACTAATTCTGTTCCAAGAGTTCTGTTAATGTTTCTTGATTCAAACTCCTGCTTCAACTCAACTCTAGCATTTCTTACAGAAATAATATTTTCCTGTACAGTTTCTAGAGTTCCAGATGCTGTAAACGATTCTTCTGCAATTGTAGTCGCAACATCTTGATTATTATCAACATCATTGACAAGAGTAAACACTTTAGTTCCCGTTTCAAATCTAGGGAACGACATATTATTTGGATTTGGAATAAAGTAACTTCCAATCAAGGTTGCTGAGAGGTCAGATATAAGTCTGACATTTGATATAGTTGCTGTTGCACCACTAGTTTTACCAACCAGAGTCATTCCTTCTACAACGTATCCGAAAAAGTCTCCTCTTGCTTGAGCAGATAATGAGAATGTATCTATGTTCAGAACTGTTGATGTTGACGAATAATTAGCGGGAAGTGGTTGTCCTGCATTATATGGAGTTTCTGGGAATGTCTTAGTTGGAGCATCATAAGGACCTTCCTTATGATTTGATTGTGCAACTCTAAATGTTATTCTTGGAGGATCCGTAACATCTTCAGATAAACCTGTTGTTATCAAACCACCGGTGACAGTTTCTCCAACTTGGAATGTACCAGAAGTCATGGTTATTTCCAATAACTTTGGTACACAGTATTTGCTAATATCTACACCATCAAAGAATGGATAAAGTCTTGTGAGTGGTTTGACTTTCTTAGCAACAAATTCAATATTTCTAGATCTCATGTATGGAATGAGGTCTCTACTTACAGTTCTATCACCAACTGATGTTCTGTCAAACTGTTCAATAACATTGGTTCTAAGTCCAGATCTAGATACAGTTCCAAACTCTCTTGTTGTTCTAAAGGTATCTTCTTCAACCCTACCAGTCATTAGTGTTTGTGTTCTTACCCAAGCCACTCTTCTACCACCACCAGGTCTTCCTGCCCAGACATCAATCCTACTTGGTGCATTATTAATTGTACGAGTTCTTGTTGTATTTACAGTCTCAACTCCTGTCCAGTTGGTTTCCCAAGAATCCCAGATGATAGGTCCAAATCCTGTTTGAGGATCAATTCGTCCTTGATCAACCATGTCTCTGAAGGTTTCTGCATAGTTACCTTCGGTTTCAATAATTTTTGGATCAAGTCTTGTAGTGTCAACCCAATTATCAGATGCTGGAGTTAATTCTAATGTACCATTCCAGAAACTGATCAGGAAAGGAGTAACACTTTCTGTTCTGGTTGCAAAATTTTGTTTAATGTATTCTACTTCAGAATAATCCAAAGTTAGAACATCATTTTGTTTCCTAACATTATTACCTTCAATAGGCGCGAAGTTTAAATCATCTGTAGGATCTACATCAACAACTGGACCAAAAACTAAATCAACTGAATTTGTATAGTGTCTTGGTCTTAATTCATTAAACTTTCTATCAATAGAGTTATTGATAGAAAGTGACTCGTCTTGAGCTCTAAAATCATTAAAGTTATCAACAAAGAAACCTGATTTAAATCTGTTCAATCCTTCTGGATCTGGAACAAAAAGATTTGCAGTTTCTTTCTCTAACAGAGACAACGTAGTGTAATATTCAAGACTCTTGATTCTATCTTCAAGTTCCTTGATATCCTTCATTTGATATCTCTTATGAGTTAAGAAGGAAAGAGATGCTTGATCTACTCTAAAGAGATATGGTGGTAGTTCAACTCTACAAATTTCTAAAGCATTGTCAATCGGATCAGGTCTCTCTGGTTGCTCTGATGGTGTTCCATATACGATCTGGAACTGTCCTTCTTTTGTCAGGTATACTCTATCAATTCTACCAAGATAGAATGAAACATCTGCTAAAATTGCTTCGTCTGAGGATAAGGGATTTGCCGCAGACTGTCCAGAAGCATTGAAAGATCTTCCAAAAAATTCAAGTGGAGATCTAGCACCTTCAGATACAACATATGTTGCAACTCTTGGTCTGATATCAATGATATCACTATTTCTTACATTATTTACTGACTTAATTTCTTCTGAATAATTAAACTGGTCGTAAGAATTTACTGTGGTTATATCTCCATTATCAGTGGTAGAATAAGATCCATTGGAGAAATAAATTTTTATTTGTTTTGATGGTGCAACAGATTCAGACTTTCTTGTTATTCTTCCATAATCATAGAAAGTGCTTTCTTGACCTGTTTTGAATTTGTAATTTGATGATATGTTAAAACTTGGAGTGGTAAGTGTACCAACTAAACCAGAAGCTGCAGACTCCGCAAATGTTACTGTTTCACCTTCTATGAATTTTATCTCATTCTTGTACAAGAATGAGATGTTTGAATTATCTAATTTTTCTGCCACTATAGCAGCTGCACCACTTGTTTGTCCAACAATCAGTTCTCCAATCAATAACTCTGAGGTGGTTGTTGATGATGTATTTAAAGATTGAAGGAGAACTTGTGGACATGATGCTGCAGAAAGATCTGCTGACTCATAAACTCCATGAATCTCAATAATGTCAGGAGTGTTCAGAGAAATTTGTTCATCTTCAACTCTAGTACCAAATGCATAGTTACCATAAGTCAATCCATTGTTTAATGTGGTTGTTCCAATTCCAGATCCAGCAAGTTTGGACTTGTCTATAACGATTGAACTAACTCTATTTTTAATTTTTACTTTTGCTTTTGGTTTTACCTTTCTCAAAGAAGTAATCAAAGATGCATCAGTATCATTTGACCCAAGTCCACGAATTTGTAATGTCTTTCCATTTGGGGAAATGTCAAATTTATCAGAACTAAGTGCCTCGGTAGAACCATCAGACCTAATTAAAAGATATCTTTCTTCGTCAAATGGTAAGAAAGTCTCATTTGTATCAGCAACGACCTGTGAGGAAAGTTCGTTACTAGCAATATCAACAGTAAAAGTTTTTCTAATGGTTAATGAAGCATCAGACAGATCAACATTTGAAATATTAATCTTTGAGAGAGGAGTATATAGTGACTCATCAGAAGATGATGCTAATTGAGTTCCAATAATTTTTAAATCAGTTACATTTAATGCTGAAGTAGGAAGAAGTCCACTAGAAATTCCTGCAACTGCAGTTACACCTTCAATGTCAATATGGGTAGTACCAACACTAACGACTCTAGCTACGATTGGATCTTCTGTAAGAAGTCCTCCAGTAGTATTATCAGTATATTCAATTAAATCATTTTCTTTTACTATAGTTCCCGGAAATGCAGGATTATTACTTCTTACTGTACTAACTCCACCAGAAAGTGGACTCACTGTTGCAATTCCCACAGTAAATTTAGTTGATTGAATTACATCAGCACTAAATGTATTGATTCCAGAAACACCATTATTTGTTGCATAAACTGATTTTACATCAGTGATACTATGTTCAGTAACTGCTATTGCAATTCTGCCGTCAGATATTCCATTAAAAGAAAGGTTTTCATTTGGAATAAATGTTCCTTCAGTCTCGTAAACTGTAACTGCAGTTCCTGCTGATACTGCATGTCTTAAGAAACCTGTTGCACCACTACTTTCTCCTTTGACATAAGTAGGAACTGACAGAGTGTGTGCTTGATTTATTGCAATCTCTGTAGTTGTTTGAACATCATAAAGTGAAAGATTCCACTCGTTTAGATTTCCGTCAGAAGTATTATATGATCCAGACTCCAATCTAAAATCATATACTCTAGCAACACCAATTTCATTTCCTGGAAGGTCTTCTGAACTACTTCCAACTCTTTGATCTCTTAAACTTACATAGTAAGTATTGCCAACACCGACTGTTGGTGCTCTGTATACTCTATTAAGAGTTAATGTTGGTCCAGTGTTATAAACTATATTCTGATCTTCTAAAACTTTAGTTGTTCTTGGTTTATCAACATCAAGATACACTGGTGATAAAGTTTCTATTTCATATCCTTTTACATATGCCTTTCCTGGAGCAATTTTATACAGAGCAAGACTATCAGATACAGTTACTCCACCTGGAGAAAACTGACCTGCATTGAAAATACCACCATTACCCTGATTATCGTTTAATGACTCATTAACAGTGACATCAAATGG